TGTAATATAACAACAGGACAGGTTTATGATCGCTTCAACCGCACTGTCCATGTCACTGATACGTTGCCAGATATAACAGACGAACCTTTAAGAATTGGAATTGATTTTAATATTGGAAATATGAATGCAGTTATTGGTATTGCTATTGGTGACAAATTACTCGTGGTTGATGAAATAAAAGAATCTCATGACACCGACTCAATGGCTCAGGAAATTAAAAGACGCTATCCGCAACAAAAAATCTATGTCTATCCTGACGCGTCAGGAGGAAACAGAAGCACAAACGCTTCGAAAACCGACATCCAAATACTAGAAAGCTATGGTTTTATTAATCAGTCAGCATTATCTAATCCCCCTGTAAGAGATAGAGTTAACTCAGTACAAAGACTATTAGAGAATGGTAAAGGTCAAGTAAGACTACAAATTCATTCAAGTGCCATAAAAGTAATTGAGTGTCTTGAACTTCAAAGTTATACTGAAAAAGGGGATCCAGATAAAGATGCTGGTTACGATCACATGAATGATGCTCTTGGTTATATTACTTGGCGTTTATTCAATCCGTTACATATGGGTGCTGGTCGCAGAACAGGTATTAGGCTTTATTAAGATTATTTATTACACTTAAGTAAACATTGGAGCAAAATGTACTCAGGTTATAACTACAACAACATAAACACAAAGGCTCAAGGCAAAGAAATAAACGACCCTAATGCTATTTGGTTTCAGCAGGAACCTCATTGGATGTTAATAGAAGATTTATTAGGTGGTACATATCAAATGAGACAAAGGCATCGGAGATATTTAAGACAGGAACCAAGAGAATTAGATGAAAGTTATGACAATAGATTATCTCGATCTGTATGCCCACCCTTTTATCAACGACTAGAAAGAATGCTTGCAGGTATGCTTACAAGAAAACCTGTCAGGCTAAATGAAACTGCAGATAAAATAAGACTTGATTTGTTTGATGTTGACTTGCAGGGAAATGATCTAAATGTCTGGACTTATGAAACGGCTCGGAAGATGATTCGTTATGGACATATTGGAGTTTTAGTAGATGCACCTAAATCGCAACAGAAAGGCAGACCATATTGGGTTTCATATACTCCAAGAGATATCTTAGGTTTTAGAACTGAAATAATTGAAGGTCAAGTTAGATTTACACAATTAAGGTTGCAAGAAAAAGTTGCAGTACCTGATGGTTTGTATGGTGAAAAAATTGTTGAACAAATAAGACTTCTAACTAGGGGTTCTTATGAAGTTTATCAAAAAAATAAAGACAACAAATTTACTAAAATTGAGGAAGGAACTACAAGTTTAGATGAAATTCCTTTTTCTGTAGCATATTCCAACAGAATTAATCTTTTAGAATCAAGACCGCCTATGGCTGATATTGCTGAACTTAATCTTAAAGCTTATCAAATGTTATCGGATTTATATAATCAACTTCATATTTCTGCTGTTCCAATGTTAGCTTTTTATGGGTTTCCACAAAGTTCAGAAGAAGTTACTGCTGGTCCCGGAGAAGCAATAGCTTTCCCTGCAGATGGTCGTGCAGAATATATAGAACCTACTGGGCGTAGTTATGAGGCTCAATTTAAAGCAATAGAAAAAGTTGAAATGCAAATAGACGAATTAGGTCTTGCTGCTGTTTTAGGTCAAAAGTTATCAGCTGAAACTGCTGAAGCTAAAAGAATAGATAGGTCTCAAGGTGACTCTACTATGATGGTTGTAGCACAACAGATGCAAGATATGATAGATAATTGTTTAAAATATCATGGACAATACTTAAATGCAGAATCAGGTAGTTGTTTAGTTAATAGAGATTTCTTAGCAGAAAAATTAGAACCACAAGATATACAGGCAAGACTACAACTATATACTGCAGGTGCAACTACACAAAAAACTTTGTTAAAACAGTTGCATGAAGGTGAAATTCTAGGAGATGACTTTGATGTAGAAGAAGAAATTGAGGCTACTCAAAATGGTGGTTTGGTCGAAGTAGCAAAATCTGAAGAAAATAAACCTGAGGAAGATACAGACGAGAATGACGAAGATTAATTTATGTCTATACCAGAAAGTTTTTATAGAGAAGCTATTGATCTTAATAGATTTAGTAATAGAATCTCGAGACAAATTGTCACTAATTATAATAATATAATTCTTGATTTAACATATAAACTAGGAACTTTAGATGAGGTGACTGCACCTGCAAGTAAAGCAAGAGTAAGAAGTATGCTTTTACAACTTAAAGAAAGTTTAGAAGGATGGTCAGTAAAAAATACAGCTTATATGACAGATCAACTACAAAGTCTAGCTTTATTTCAGAGTGATTTTGTTAGAAATGAATTACAAAAAGCACTTCCTGTTGGTGCTGTTAATGTTAACAGTGTTCAAATATCTAGTGATTTTGCAAGAAGTCTTGTCTATACCGATCCTACACAAATAAATGTTTTGACTTTACCAACTTTAGAAAGCCAAGTAAACAGAACATTCAGTTTAACTGCAGCAAAAGGTTCAACAATTACATTACCTAATGGAAAAGTTATAGAAAAAGCTTTTCGTGGGATAGCTGTATCACAAGCAGAGTTAATTACAAGACAAGTTACTGTGGGAATAGAAGAAGGAGAATCAATTACAAAAATAGCAAGAAGATTAAGAGGTCGATTGCAGTTTGGTAAAAACCAAAAAATGACAGCTAGAGCACAAGCTCTTGCTGGGGGTACAGGAATGAGATTATCAAATAAGCAAGTTATGACAATAGTAAGAACATCTGTTAATCAAGTTCAAAATACAACAAGTCAAGCTGTTTATGCTGCAAATCAAAACGTTACACAAAAATATGAGTATGTTTCAGTTCTTGATGGAAATACAACTGCATTATGTGGCAGTCTTGATGGAAAAACTTTTAAATATGGAGAAGGTCCTATGCCACCTCAACATTTTAATTGTAGATCAACTACTGTACCTGTTATTGATGATGATGAATTAAGAAAAATGTTTCCTGATACAAGACCAAGTAGTGTTGGTCGAGTATCACAAGATGAAAGTTATCCTGATTGGTTGAAAAAAAATCCAAGTATGCAAACACAAGCTCTTGGTAACAAGAAACCTTTTTTTAATTATTTAATAAAAACAAAAAATAAAAGCCCAAGAGAAGCCTTAAGACAGATAATTCGAGATGATGGAACAGAGTTATCTTTAACAGATTTAATAAAAAAATATCCAAAGGCGATTTAAAAGTTATACTAGAATTAGTTGCTTAGTTTATTATGCCAATGGGTAAAGGAACTTATGGTTCAAAGATGGGTAGACCACCTAAAAAGAAAAAAGTAAAAAAAGGGGGTAAAAAATAATGGCAAAAACATTAGCAGAAAAGCTGTCAGAAGCTAAAAAACCAAAGAAAAATGCCAAAGAAAAAAAAGAAAAAAAAGATTCCTGAAAACTATTTAAAGGGATCTAAAAACAGAGCAACCAAAGCTGCTGAAATAAAAAAAACGGCTGCACTTTATAAGGCAGGTAAGTATATTAATATTAAGGCTATTCAAAAATCAAGGGTCAACCAAGATGTCACAAAAAAGTCGAAGAAGTCCTCTAAACGCCGCAACAAAAAAAGCACTAAAAAATAAAGCTGAAGGTACTCGATTTAAATATGGAGAACTTGCATCTGTTTACAGAAAAGGTCAAGGAGCTTATTTATCTAGTGGCAGTCGTAATGTGTCAATGGCAGCATGGTCTATGGCTCGTGTGAATAGTTACATGAAAGGTGGACCTGCAAGAAAAGTTGATAAAGATATTTATAAAAAAGCAAGGAAAGGATAAAGATGAGTATTACATACAGAGGTGAAACTTTTGAAGGGTATAATAAACCTAAAAGAACATCTAAACATCCTAGAAGTAGTCATGCAGTTTTAGCAAGAGAAGATGGTAAAGTTAAATTAATTAGATTTGGTCAACAAGGAATAAAAGGTAGTCCAGTAAGAAAAGGTGAATCTGATGAATCAAAAAATAGAAGAAGTGCATTTAAAGCAAGATTTGCAAAAGATATCAAAAGAGGAAAAATGTCTGCAGCTTATTGGGCTAATTTAGTCAAATGGTAGTATTAGTATTATAATATCTTTAAGTTTACGACTTATTTATGTCTGAAGAAACACAAGCAACACCACCTGCTACATCAAATAATGATGCTGAGGTTCAAGCATTAAAGGAATCTATAACAAGACTTGAAGCAAAAAATAGTGAACTGATTGGGAAAATGCAAAAAAAAGAATTAATAGAACCAGATGATTATGAATCTTTAAAAGAATTTAAAAGACAATCAGAACAAAAGAAACTTGAAGATGCTGGTAAATATGAAGAATCAAAACTTGCCATGGAACAACAATATCGAGATAAATCTGCAGAAGATAAACAAAAGATACAAGAATTAGAAAACAGAAATAGAGAACTTGAACTTATTACACCAGCTTTAAGAGAATTATCAGAGATAACACATGATCCTGAACTTGTTCTTAATAATTTAATACCAAAAGAACAGATACAAAATAAAGATGGAAAAACAATTGTCGTAGATGGATACGAACAATTGCCCATAGCAGAATATGTGAAAAATAAACTAGAAAAAGAAAAACCATATCTGTTAAAAAATAAACCAGCAGTAGGTGGGGGTGCTCCTATTTCAAGACCTAGTTCGGATAATTTTTCAGAAGATATGTTAAAACCATTCTTAAAGGAAACTGAAAACATAACTGAACAAGGTAAAATTGTTGAACTTTATGGCTACGAAACTTGGCAAAAGTTGAGAAATATTGCTAAAACAAGATAGTATATAAATAATTGGCAAGGTTACGCTAAGTCAAGTGGGTTACGCCCAGATTTTTAACTTTTATTTTTGAACACATGGCAGTTCTCAGGAGCGATATTATCGTCCCAGAGGTATTTACTCCATATGTCATAGAGCAAACTACTGCTAAAGATTCATTTCTATCAAGCGGTGTCGTTTCACCTATGGCTGAGTTAAATGCAACTGAGGGTGGTGATTTTATTAACGTACCGTTTTTTAGTGCAAATCTTTCTGGAGATTTCGAGGTACTTTCAGATTCATCTTCATTAACACCCGGCAAAATTACAACTGACAAACAAGTTGGTGTAATTTTACATAGAGGTCGTGCTTTTGAATCTAGAGATTTAACTTCTCTTGCAGCAGGTACAGATCCAATGGCAGCAATTGGTCAGAAAGTTGCTTCATATATTGCAAACCAAAGGCAAAAAGATTTACTTGCTTGTCTTGATGGTGTATTTGGTTCTGTTAACTCAACAGATTCAAACGCAGCATTTTTTGGTTTAACAATTGATGGGGGTTCTTCTGATACACCTACTGGCTTATCACCAAGACACGTTGCAAAAGCTAGGTCAATTCTTGGAGATCAAGGAGATAAATTGACTGCAGTTTGTATGCACAGCAAAGTTTACTATGATCTTGTAGAGAGAAAAATGGTTGACTATGTTCTTGCAACTGATGGCAATGGAGGTTCTGCTACTGCTTCTGGCGGTTCAATTTCTGGTGCATATGGTGGAGACAATACAGTTCCAACATATTGTGGACTTCGTGTAATAGTTTCAGATGATGTTTCTACTGCAGGCAGTGGATCTTCAACTGAATACAGTACCTATTTCTTTACTGCAGGTGCAGTAGCGAGTGGAGAGCAGGCTGGTTTAACAACAGAAACAGACAGAGACATTCTGGCTAAATCTGATGCTATGGCCATTGATCTTCATTATTGTTACCATCCTGTTGGTGCAAAATGGGCTGTCACAACAGTTAATCCAAACAGAACAGTTTTAGGAACCGTAGGCAATTGGTCGAAAGTCTACGAGACAAAAAACATTGGTATCGTTAGAGCTACTAACGTATCAACTCAAGACTAGAGGTAATTTATTATGCCAAGTCAATTTGAAATTACTGCTGGAAAGTTAATGGGACCAACTAATGGGGGTTCTGTTACTCAAGCAACCAACAAAACAACTGGGGTAACACTTAATACTGAATCAGGTGTTATTACTATGAATAATGCAGCTTTAGGTGCTGCTGCAGAAGCAACTTTTGAAGTAACAAACGATAAAGTAGCAGCTGCAGACATACCAACTTTAGCTATTGCATCAGTAGGTACTGCTGGTTCTTACATCGCTGGTGTAAGTGCTGTAGCCGCAGGTTCATTTAAGATTACTATTACGAATGTATCTGGTGGTTCATTATCTGAAGCAGTTGTTATTAACTTTAAAGTAGATAAAGGTTCTGCAAGTTAATGGGCATCTTCTCCTTTAGAAGAATGAGAAAACAGGAGTCCCTTAAAACGGTGACTCCTGTACCTCAACCAAAAACAAAACGTAAGCCAAAACAAAAACAAAATGGCAGTAACGATAGACGCAACAGTAGGGGGAGCATCAGCAAACAGTTACATAACTCTAACTGACGCTAATACTTTTGTAGAAAAATTAATTCTTGATGATGATGTTTCTGCATGGGATGGATCCTCAAATGACAATAAAAACCGAGCATTAACTACTGCAGCTATAAGAGTAGACCGAGAAAGATTTATCGGTGCACAAGCTACAGACACACAAATTCTTCAATGGCCTAGAGTTGGAGTTAAAGTACCAGATAAGCATATAAGCACTTATATGATTGGATTTCCTTATAGAGTTACAACTGATTATTATACTGCAACAGAAATTCCCTTGCAGGTGAAAGAAGCACAAGTTATTCTTGCTGTTTACTTGAATAACAACCGAGATGGTTTAGGATTAAGTGGTCTTGAAGACTTTAAAAATGTAAAAATTGGTAATATAGATGCAACACCGAATTTCTATGGTTCGGTTGGTGCTGATAGAGTACCACCACTATTTGAACGCCTTTTTACTGGTTTAAGAATAAGTGGACCCGGAAACATTGCAATTAAAAGGAGTTAATTATGGGATACTACCCAGCTGCCATCATCATTACAAACACAGACACACATACAGGACGCTTTGGCAAAGTACATTGTCTTGCTGCTGCAGAAGCAACATTTGTTTCTGAAAACCTTACAGAGAATGGTTCATCAACTATTAATGGTATTACTATGGGTGTAGCTTCAGAAGTAGAAGGTATCATCACAAGTATAACTTTAGCTAGTGGTCAAGTTATTGCTTACAGAGTCTAATGGGTCTTGCCTCATCTTTGAAAAAAGTGGCCTCTAAAAGCTTAGTAAAGCTTGGAGGTAGTGTAACTATAAGACAAGTTACTAACGGATCCTACGATACCGCTACTGGTGCAGTGAGTGAAAGTAATAGCGATACTGTGGTAAAAGGTTTATTAGAAAATATAAACAATACTGAAGTAAATGATTTAATACAGGCAGAAGATAAAAAACTAACAATATCTGCTGGTGACATTACATTCGTACCAACACCAAAAGATAAGGTTGTAGTTGCTTCTGTTATTTTTAAAATTATTACTGTAGTAACTAATCAACAAAATAATATACCGATAACTTTTGAATTATTTTTGAGGTCATAATGGTTAGACAAATAAGATTAGATCAAATAGATGATCTCATGGCAGAAGCAGTACAAGAATTAGTACAAAGAACTACTTTAAAATGGACTGCATTAGCAAAAAAAGCAACTCCAGCAGTAACTGGTAATTTATTTAGAGGTTGGCAGACAGATATAAAAAAATTTAAAGGTACTATTATTAATAATGTTGAATATGCTGAACCAGTAATATATGGCACTTCATTACCACCTAGTTGGCAAGGCAGATATAGAACAAGACAACAGACAATAAAAGGGTTTCCAGAACTACAAGCAAAACAACTTACAATTCAATACATTCCAAATGAATTAAAAAAAATTATTAGGAGTATGTAATGGCTGCAACAGATTTAAATACAGTCAGACAAACGATAGAAGCAAGACTTGCAACCGAACTTGCAAGTAGTCCTGCGATCTCTGTTGTATTTAACAACCAACCATTTGACTCGACTACTCAAGACACTTTTGTACAATGTATAACAAGTTTTGGAACTGGTGGTTATTTGACCATGGGTGGATCTGCTAACTCTATCAATACTGTTGTTGGTTTAGTTCTTTTAAATATTTTTACAGAACAAGGTATTGGCTCTGGTTCAAACTTTGTGATTGGCAAAAGACTGCGTGACCTTTACAATAATATTACAGTATCGAATGTAATCTTTGATTCACCTATTGGTCCTGAGGTTTTATCTTCAAGTCCAGAAGGTAAATTTCAAACACAAGTTAGGATTACTTTTGAAATATACGAGGATCTTTAATCATGTCAAAACTTGTAATCACAGAAGAAATGCTTGACGCTATTGAAGCTGTAAAAGGAAGAAGAGATGGAAATTATTGGGACCCTGAGTGTAGAAAATATATGGAGAGTCAACAAAATTGTAAAATAGATGTAAAAAAGACGGAAAAGAGTTAATATAATTATAAATATTTC